TGCAAACCTCTATTGCCCCATTCTTGAAACATTACATTTAAAGAACGTCTAGCTGTTTTTAGTTGATATCCTGAAACAGACTGTAAGCCAATCCGTTCATAAGCTTCTTCGATAATTTCATCGACAGCAAATGTTTTGTCAAACGTTACTGTACCGGAAGTGGTATTCGCCATTTAGACTCCTAACCGTAATAAACCGTTACATGCGTTACTACTGCGTTGGTTACTTTCAAACTTGTGTCAGCTCTAATTCCAGTTCCTGGTAGCATTATATGCCCAAATACTGGAGATAGGTAATCTGAAGTATTTGTAGCTGGTGTATTAACAACCCATAGTGCGGTAGTATCATCATTCACTGTTATTGTTCCAACTGCAACATTCGTAGGTACAACCCATGAAAGTCCTAAAATTCTAGCTGGACCATTAAAGATTGTAGTAGTCGTAGCAGTCGTAATATTAACTGTTTTTATATCCACTGGATAGGTACTCATAATTTTTATTCTCCTAATTGTGTTAAAATGGGGCCGAAGCCCCATCTTAAATTTTATTAGTCTGTGAACTTAATTCCTGGTGCACGAGTTACTTTAATACTTTTCAAGTGTATTGCAGAATTTTGATTTACACTTTGAATGATAAGGTAAGGTACTACTGTATCACCGTCATCAAAAGTAAATGCAGCCGTAGAAGATGGAGCAGCTAATGTACCCGCATCCATAACTGCAGCCCCAATGTGTTGATATGTTACCACACCTCCTGAAGTCACAGAAATTTTAAATCTGTGATTGTTATTTGCTGCTGTTGCGTCAGTTGAATCAGTATAAGTTCGAGAACCATCATTTAACGCTGTTGCGATTTGAACATCGTCTGCTGATTGAACACCAAATGCACAAAAGTCAGTATAACCAGGATCACCTGATGCTGCTGCTAATATTCCTCCATGACTGGTATCAAATTCTTGTGCTTTTCTAAACCCAATTGTAACTGCATCTTGATCCGACCAGTCAACACTGTTGAATGTTGCATCGAAAGTCATTGCATGAGTACCAATTGTACATGCACCATATCCACCAAATTGTGTACCACCGAATACAATTTCAAGACCTGTGTTGTCTGCAGTTGCAGCATCACCTTGAAGATTTAAACCTGCTACTGTGCTGTTTGTATCTGTTGCTGGAATTGTACCTTCTACCATAAAACCACTTGCAGCAACTGTATGTGCAGCAACAACACTACATTGTGCTGGACAAACTTGACCAGTTGTATTTGGAAAAAGCATACTGAACAATTCACCATCTGCCATTACACCATCAGCTCCGCCTGCTCCTGTAAGTGTTGAAACAATTGGAGTTGGACATGAAATGTAATCCCAATCTACAAGAATTTCTGGTGTTCTTCTTATTAGAACACCTGCTGAACTAACTGAAAAATCATCAGTGTATACACCAGTTGAAGCTGCTTGTGTGGAAACTTTAAGACCAGATTCTGCTCTTACCGTTCCCTTAAACGTTGTATTTGCCATAATTATATCCTCCTAGTTTGCGAATGTAGTCTCTAGGCCGTCGACTATACTGCGTCTACATTCTAAATTAATTGTATAGTAATTTTTTATAGCTTAATTTTGCGTATAGCGCAAGGTATCCCTACAGAAATGTGTGATTTTTGACAGCGCTTAAGTGGCTATCGAAACTTCGGGCTTGGAATCGTGTACTTTAATTTGAATAGTATCTTCTTCAAATTCTTTGGCAACAATATTTTTGATAACTTCCTGTATTTTCTTATTAATTTCAATCATACGGATGTTATGCTTGCCATCTTTAAGATGCTCCTGTTGCCATTCTAACTCCAAGGACTTCTTCATATTGTACAGGTCTTGGGTCATTTATAACCTCCTCATAGGTTATCCATTTAAGATGTTTTCCTGAAAATCCATCTTTTTCGAACTTTACCTCATTTTTTCCCAGTTTGTCAAGGATTGAATTCTCGATACCTTGAGGAGTATCTTCACCTGTGACTTTAAAGTCAGCATAATAACCGTGGTATCGAATTTGAATTCTGAAGTTTTTCATAGTGAATTTCTTACTGTATTAACGAAATGAGGCGGTTTTGAGGCCGCCTCATTAATTTGTTTTAGTTGCTATTACGCACCTGGTGATCCGAAGACACCACGCCAGTCAGACCAGCCGAAGCTGTATCTTTCTCTAGCTTTGTATCTAACGTTACCAGTTTCAAAATCGCCTTCCATAGCAGTTTTGATTGGTGCTCTAACAAAGTGTTTTAGTCCATTTGGTACATCTGTTTTAATGAACCATGCGTCTGTATCTGTTAAATAGTGATTAACCACATAACCTTGTGGAATCACATTCATAGATACAACAGCACTGATGTCATTATCAGCTGTTCCAGTTCTACCGACAGATTTTAATAATCTTTCAGCAGTAAATTGAAGCGCCGAAGGAATAATCATTTTTCTTCCTTGAGCTGCAATTTTTAAACCTCTTTCATCAGTTAGCGCAGCAATGTCAATCATTGCTTGCTCTAATGAAGTTTCGTTTAAGTCTGCTGCAGTTGATAGTTCATTTTGCTCTGTTCCAGACACAATTACGTGTGCTGTAGAGAACAGTTCTAAACCATCTCCGCCAGTGTACGAACTATTAAATCCTCTGTTGAGAACGTTCGCTGCTTTAACTTGTTTAGCATTAGCCATTGAACGTGCTAGTGCTTTTGTATAACGAGACGCGAGTCTGTCATACAGATTGTCTTCAATCGCTTCTTCAGTAATTGAAAACGCTAAAGCAAGCGTTTCATGCGTATAACGAGCTGTAAACGTTTCTTGCGCAGCGTCATAATTGACTGCTGAACCTTCCGGTTTAACTCCAGCATTCGCGAATCCTGATAACATTACTTCTTCTTCAAAAGCTCTGTCTGAATTTTCAGTATCGAAAATCTGTGAATGCTCGTTAGCGTAGTTTTTGTACTCCAGGCCAAATAGTGCATTTAAACCTGGCTCTAGTTCTTTAACTAGTTGTGCTCTTGATATAGCCATTATTTTATACTCCTATAGTCCTGTTATTAAGTTGTATTTATGTTCCCCAGTGTTCGAAACTACATAAGCATTAGAATTTGCCGCTGTTAAATCCGAATTTTCTGGATCTTTAGAAACACCAATTTGAGTGAACGTACCAGTCGCTGTAGTTGTATAAGTAGAAGAATCAATTTCCGCACTAGATTGTCCGTTAATTGTACTTCCACTCGTACCTACGTGATCGTGATTCGCATGGTTGTTATTCGCAACCGTAGCGGTTCCATCATGTTGGCCTTCAAAGATGATCTGAGGATCTGCATAAACATTAGCAACTATGTCAGAAGCTGTAATGCTTCCTGGATAGTATGCTTTCCATGTTGGTTTACTTGTAGTTGGATCTGTATAGAAACAACCGTTAAACACTCCAAGGTGTTGGACTGCACTAACAGTGCCTAAAGTGATCTGACCACCAGCAACCGCCATGACAGGGGAACCGGTATAAACTACCTTTGTAAGACCAGAAGCAATTAAATATTCTTCTGTTCTAGGTGTTCCGCCTGATAAATGCCTTACAGCTCTAAAGCCGAAGGCAGCGTCTTGATTTGCCATGTTTATCTCCTTAGTTAATAAAATTTCGTTGGATAAGAATCGCTAATAAATTAGTCTTTCTTAGTACCACCGAAGGTTACACGGGACTGCCTTTCAGCATTGATCGGCATTCCTGGGTGCTGTTCCTTCATAAGATCGCTTTCAATCGCGTCGTCTTTGTCTTGAGTAATTTTTCTAAAATACTCATCGCGCGCTTTGACGATCTCTTCTGGTATCCTTGCCAGCAACAGGCCACCAACTCCGATTACCCCTTTGTATTTGCCTTCCGTCACCACTGGATATTCCGATCCTGGATATGCATCAGCTCTTACAAGCTCGTATCCTGATCTTAATCGGCCGGCTATGTTCTTTGTATCTGTAAAGCCCATAGTTTCAGCTCTTATCCACCTGTGATGAAATCCTGCAGGCGCAGGGGGTGCATCTAAAGATGATGGGGGAGTCCAAACTGCTTTACGTTTTGTCTGTTCTCTAGTCTGACTCGCACGGGAAGTTTTAATTTTTTCGTCAACCATATGCTTATACCTCCTTCATGATTTTTAATTGTTTCGCATATTCTTCAAGTGGCACACCTAATTTTTTGGCGATTGCAACTTCAGATGATGTGAGCCTGATAGTTTTGCGACTAGGATTTACACTTCGCTTCGCCGAAGCTACTGTTTGTGTTAGTTTAGTCGATTCCTGTGAATCAGTCTTACCAAATTTATGCGGGAAGTCAAGTTGCATTCGTTTATTTATTTCAGCATAGTATTCATCTGAATTAGGATCGAAGCCCTCTTCTTCCGTTAGTTTTTTATGATAGTCAAAAGCTGTATAGGTCATAGCATTGTCTTTTCCGAACCATGCATTCTTTTCAGCCCATGCTTCAGCTCTTGGATCTGGCGGTGGCGTTTTTCCGACAG